TGATTTGAAACCAAGGTTCCATAATTCCTCCTTTTTATGCGGCTAATGAAGATGCATCAGACACGATAAGTTTTCTCTATCATCTTTTCCGTATGCATAGCGAAGTCTTACATAATCATCTACACTTTTAACACCGAATCCATGTTGCATAAAATCTATCAGCATATCATGTAATTCAATTGAATATGTGATAGCTTCAAATTTTGATTCTGTACGATCACTAACTAAAACACTCATTATTCATAATCTTTCCCTGTAATTTCCTTATACTCTTCTGCGGTAATCCAGCGACCAACTGCTAAGCGTACTCTACGCTCATCCCAGAGCTTATCATCATAATAGTCTTTAACCTTTTTAAAGTTTTTACTATGTTCCATATTGTTATTCCTCTCTTTCTAATTTACAGTTCTACATCCTGCATCATAGCTAAGAAGTCAATATTAGAAGACATTTTAGCCATAGCCAGTTCAGTAGCTGAGAACTGATGTAATACAAACCAGTATTCGCCATTCATCTCAGTAATCTGGACAAGATCCATATTTTCCATAACCATTTCATCTTCAGAAGTTTTTACTGTTACTTCTGATAATTTTCCATCAAACATATCCGCTGTAAGCTTAGACGCTGAAATATAGTTATCACCATTTTTTCTAAGATTTTCAATGATAGTGCCATCAGACAGCACCATAGTATAAATTAAATCTTCCATATACTTATCCTTTCCTATAGATTACCCCGCCCACAAGGGGCGGAGATTTTTACTTAACCAATGATTCCATACGGACGAACCCCAAGAGAGCTCGAAGCGCCGTTGCAGTACGTAAGGCCATTGCCGCCCACACGAGCGAAATAAGCCGCAGAAACGACGTTCTGTAGCCAATAAGTTTCTCTTGTCTTGATCATTCTTGGGTTAAGTGACATAAGTGCCAGCTGTGAATTGCAAACACTATATTTTGTAGGAACTGTCGTTCCGTCATTTGCGGGCTCGAAATAATGTGTACCATATACCATAACCTCTGACATAAGAGCGACTGTTTCATCGAACCATGCTCCTCCGGATGGCTTTCCATTTGCAACTGCATTTACGAGATAAGTTCTATGTGTAAGAAGCATACTTCCAAATGCTGCTTTAAATTTTGCTTTCGCATTATCCAATCCTGTTTTATACATTACAGAGCCTACATATCCGCCCTCTGTTGTATTAGTCGCATTCATCTGACCATTGTAAAGTGATGACGCAGGAACAATAACAAGGTGGTGCTTTGTGAAATCTGTATCACCGCATCTAAGGAAATAATCCATATCCGCAATAACCCAGATCACACCGCTAATTACCCAGTAATCTCCGATAAACAGGTCGTCAAATGTTCCATTTTGAATAGCTGCTTTTTGGGCTGCTGTAACCGATGATCCAAGGTTCTTTCCTCTATATACATTGCGATGATTAATCGCCGATACAAGTCCAGCAAATTCTACTGCTGCATTTGCTGCTGTCATTTTCTTTGTTCCGGCAGTACCATCTTTAATAATCACGTCTCCACTATCAAATCTGGTTGCTGCGGAATAATCCGTTACTTTAGGCATTACTTTAATCCTCCTTAAAATAAAAAAGAGCCTTAGATTTCTCTAAAGCCCTTTGTAGTCACTGTCTAACAGTGCATGGTCTGTTACATATCCTAATCTGCTGATAACACTTCTTATAAAAGTATCTAAATAAGATACCTGCTGTCGTAATGATACAACTTCACTCTCATCAGCAAATATTATACGTCCCTGTATTTCTCTTCCGCTTGAATCGCAGATATTCTGTCCAGATGAGTCATAAATCGGTTGTAATACTGAATGTTCATTAGCAAGCTGTGAACCAAATTTACCAACATCTGCTCCAAGAATTTCTTCATATGCTGCCTGTGCTAAAGATGCTGAGTTCGCTGCCGCTGTTTCAGACTTTTTAGCATTTGTTGCTGATGCTGATGCGTTAGAAGCCGACGATGCCGCAGCATTCTTCGATGAAGCGGCTGAATCAGCATAGCTTTTCGCATTCACTGCACTCGTATTAGCTGCATTTGCAGAGCTAGCCGCACCTGAAGCCGATGATGCCGCTGCGTTTGCTCTTGAATTTGCTGTGCTAGCATATCCAGATGCCTGGCTTGCAGAACTTGCTGCTTTTGCTGCTGCATCAACTGCCTGTTCTGCATATTGCTTAGCAGTAAGGTATTCTGTCGTTGACCTTATGCTCTGTTCCTGTACAGGGTTGAAATCGATCTGCACGGCAATAGCCCCACTGGATACAATCTTGTTGTTTAACTCAATCTCCACAATAGGATTTATTTCTCCTGCCAGTGCGGTCATCTGTTTTGTAACTTCAAAGTAAACCGTATGCATAGCAGAATCCCATCCTAATGCAGGATTATATACAAAATTACCGTCAACCTTACCACATCTGATATTAACAGTTGCATTCGTAGGTATCGTATATTCAAGTCCGTCATTGTATAATTTTACCGCAATAATCGGTAATCCCTGATCATACTGCACAAGATGAACCGGACGTACAATCTGACGAGCTGTCATATCAGCGTATGTATAATGTACAACTCTATTTGAGTCTGGTGTGTATACACCCATTTTTAATCACCCCCTAAATCAACGCCAGTCATCATTGATAAAAATTCAACATCAGAGCGAAGTTGTTCTTGCTCGGAATTATCTTGCATAACATCTTTGCCTTTATCAGGCTTAGATACCTCATTATCAGCCTCGATTAATACGAGGTTCTTATCTTTAACTTCTGTAATATTTTCTTCCATAAAACCTCCTAATAATCATACCAACCAGCTTTAATTAAAACGCCTCTCTCAAATTGTAAATATGCGTTATTGCTCCAATTTGAAACGGTTCCATTGCTATTCATTCTACCTACTTGAACAAATCTCATAGTTCCTGTTATTCCACCACCATTTTCCCAAGATACATTCTTGAGTTTATAGTAATGCATATCAATGTCGCATCCTAAATTTATAGTATTGGCATCATAGGTTACACCATTTGAAGTATAGCCATTTCTTTCATATAAAAGTTTAACTAAATAATTTTGACCACTTTTAGGCTGTGCAGCCCATGTCATGTAGTCGCCATTTTCATCAAGGTCAAATACCAATCCTCTACGATTGTAATCGCCAGTCCAACAGTTTGTACCTATTTCGCCTATATACTCATCTGAATATTTATAATGTGATGCTCCAGCATTAATATTAGCTTCTTTACTACCAGATTTACAATTAACCTGTTTAGCAGTTATATCCAAAGCATTTACATATGTTGTTGTAACTGTATCCTTAGTGATTTTGGTCACATTAGCCTTTGTCTGATACCCTTTCTTTTCAACATCCGGCATAGTTGTATAGTTACTATCATTCGTAAGTTCTGATACTTTAGTTGGAATAGACGGAGCGTCTGAAATATTTTCATAAGAAATCTGAACATCTTCCGACAATGTTATTCCATCCCTATCAAGTCGAATAAGAACATTTCCATCTGCGTCTTTTATAAGCGCTGTACCATTTGAGTTGTTTCTTCCACCAAGAATTAAAGTGCCTCCATTTATGCGATTTGCACTCATAGTTCCAGTTTTAACGAAATCTGCTACAATCTGACCATCCTGTGTCATAGCTAAAGCAAATGGACCATTATATCCTGTTGAAGAATATCCCAATCCACCTTTATTCCAACGCCATACCTTCTTCGCAGTAGCAATGTCATCCGTATCCATAATAAGAATTTCATCCGGATACTTTCCACCAGTACTGCTATGCATAATCACAAATCCACCAAGACCGCCACTAATTAACTGCGTAGCATTCTCAATAGCCTGTTGCATAAATGTTTTGGTAATGGTATCAGAAATTGCCTGCTTTTGATCAGAAATAGTTGATGCAAGATTTGTTCTTGATTCGCCAAGTTCAATTGACGCATACTTATTACTAATTGCATCATATATAGTTTTTATACACTTTGCTGTAGCGCTAACATTTAACTTTGGAAATTCAACACCTACTGTATCACAAAGATGCACATCTTCCAAAAGTGCATATTTAGCATACTCAGAAGATTGTGATAACTGTGCAAATGATACAGTCAATGATACAGCTGGTACTCCTATATTGTTTGCTTTCATATAAGAATTAGCTCTTGTTCTAAGCTGCTCTTGACTTGGTTTTTCCTGCCATTCCTGCGATAAATCCAGTGGATAAATCCTTGTAAAGTTATATGTACCAGATGCTTTTACAATCTTCTCATTTAACTGCACAAGACCTTCCTGCTCAGAATACCAGAACGGATAAACGCCTGTATAGACAGAACTGCAATTCTCTTCCTGTTTCAAATCAGTAAGATTCTTACCATATCTAATGCTAACGCCTCTATCGGCGCCTCTTTTATTCCAAAGTTTTACGTTGAACTTATCGAACTCATACTCTCCTCCATACACATCAAGGATTGAACCATCAACACCTCCAAGTAGTGAACGCATACTCGATGGTTTGAGAACTGTCATATTTGCAGTTGTAATTTTGTCCGTTGAAAATGAAAACGGACAATCAACCGCTGATGCAGATTTCATATTAATAAATGCATTTTGAACTGTGTCGGCTGCAAATGCTGATACTGGGTATCCAGACATATCGTAACTTATATGTTCTGCATTTATTGTAACAATTCCATTAATTGGCTTTGTGATTGCATAGATTCGGAATGGTTGTGGGTCAGAATAAGGATTTGGCTTTGCCATAATGATACGCCTAAGCTGTAATTCCTTATATCTGATACCTGTGACAGGATATTCCATTTCAAGTTCGAACTCACCATTTCTTTCTTCAGTAACTTCGCAAGTAATGGCATCACTTAATGCACCTAATCCATTCGTTGTGAATGACATTTCTGTAGACTCATGAAGAGTAATCATAGTGTCCACCATTTAGGTATCACCTCCACACTTGTTATTCCACCAGAAAAAGAAATTTCGTTTTCGCCTTTTATAAGCTTCGGAAATCCGTTGCTCAACGTTACAAGTGAATTGCAATTTGTAGTACCTTTATAAGCATCCTGTAATTCACTATCGATAGTCAGATACGAGCTAATGTTCGAAATAGTGATAACATAGTCACCAATTCTCAAATTGCCCTTTCCAGAACCGTTCACTTTTATAATAGGAAGCGATTTGAATCCTGTGGGATTTCTTAATTTGCTCGTTGTTCTAACAATTACTGGAATATCTCCAGATTTAAGAAAGCGCTGAGGTTTACAATCAAATGCGACTGTAATACGCCCAGCGTGCTGTAATATGTTTTCAATTGTCCCTCCACTCTTATAAGCAGCAAGCCGATAATATTCCGGCTCATAAGAATCTTCCAACTTAGCATATCCAGACGCAGAGTTAAGCCACTCCGAAATAAAATTTGCCATCATTGTAAAATCCTTATTTTCGGCACCAACAGCTATATCATAACTTCTTGATACGTTCTTATATGACCCTTTATCGACATAAATATCCCCGTTTCTTCCAGGAATATGTGTAATTTCATAGTCTTTTTCCGGAGTTTCATATCCAGGTGGATGCTCCACTTGGATAGCGAATTCTTCTGATGAAACACCATTGTAAATAATTACGCCCATGAAGCATCCCTCCTTTCAACTTGTCTCTGAATAATGTTTGATACTTCTTCGGCAATCTCTTTAGGATTACTTCCTGTGATATTAAATGTATTTTCGAATGAATTTCCGCCATTAAAGTTTCCAACTGCATCCGAAATCTTATCTAATACACTAGAGTTATCAGTTGCTTTACTTCTTACTTCATTAATACGACTGCCAGTTCTATTGGCAATATCTAATGAACCAGATAATGAATATCCATCAACGCTCTTCATCATACTAAACAACTGATTAGCACCATTTTGAATATTTGACAGATCCATCACCGGTCTTATAGTTGGTTCCGAATCAATATCTGAATCAACCAAATCTGCAATGGTTGAAAGTGTGTCAGACATTGCTCCGACGGCACCTTTTCCCATATCAACAGTAGCATCGGATACTTTTCCGGCATAAGCCTTCACGCCATTGATAAATCCTTCATCAGTGTATCTACCAAATTGAGCAAACAACTTTGAAGGGGAATGAATGCCCAAGAAACTCTTTACACCATTTACAGCGCCTTTAACTGCACTAAGTGCAGAGTTTGCTAAGTCAGAAGCTTTATCTTTAATACCACCAATAAATCCACTAATAAGATGTTTACCGATACTTTTAAAGGAATCAATTTTATCTTCAATAACCTGTTTCGCATTTGATATCAAATCTCGTACGGTTTCTTTGAGATGAGACAGTTTATCTTTAATACCTTGAATAAGCCCTGAATTCATTATTTTAGATCCTACGGCTTTAATGTCAACAATTCCACCTGTAAGTACAAGAACCGCTGCTCTCAACAATGCTAAAAATAAATTTCTTATATCATTTGCTAATCTTGCTGAATTATTGTCAATAGCACTTGTTATTCCCTCAATAAAGCTCAACAACAAATTAACACCGGATTGAATCACATCTGGTAATTTTTGAGCTATTCCGTCGATAAAGTTCAGCACAATATCTATAGCAGTTTGAACCACCATTCCGATATTATCTGCAATTCCTTGTAGACATGCAATCAGAATATCGAACACAGCCTGTACAATTTCTGGCGTATGCTCAGCCAAAGTTTGAAGAGTTGTAACCAACAATGTTACGAGAACTTCGACCAGTTGTGGTACCACATTTGATATCGCCATCAGACAAGCCGTAATAATAATGGCCAGCGACTCTAAAATTTGTGGCGCTGCTCCTGCTAATGCAACGCAGAACTGAGTAATTCCCTCTGCCAATTTGACCAATACTGCTGGAATCAAATCTGCCACGCCTGTAATGATGACTGCCAATGCTGCTACAAGTGCTGTCGCTCCTGCTGTTCCAGCTGCTGCTACCGCAGTAAATCCAATAGCAAGTGCCTGTAGTCCAAGTCCAGCAGCTAATAAACCTGCTCCTGTCGCAGTAACTCCGACACCTATAAGTGCAAATGCCCCTGCTAACGCTAAAATACTTGGAATAATCGGTGATAATACAGCACCAGCTACACCTATAATTGCGAATGCTCCTGCTAAAGAAACCAAACCTTTGGCTATTGCTTCCCAACTCATAGCACCAAGTATGCTCAGAACTGGTGCCAACACCGCTAACGAAGCACTTGCAATGAGTAATGCTGCTGAACCAGCTAATGTTCCGTTCATAAGATTTAACGCTATCGATAATTCCGCTAACGCTCCTCCCATAGTAACAAGACCTTTACCAATCTCTTCCCATGTGAAATTTCCCATTGTACTTAGAACATTTGACAATATTGTAAGTGCTCCGGCAACGGCAATAAGACCAACACCTGTTGATACCATATTTTTAGGCATTAAATTGACAGCTAATGTAATCTCTGCCAATGCCCCTGCCATAACGGTCAGTCCTCTGCCAATTTCATCCCACTGCATAGAACCAAAATCTTTGCAAGCGGATGCCATAATTTTCATTGCGCCTGCAATAGCGATTAATGCGATACCTGTAGATATAACATGTTTAGCATTGCCTGTAAGATTTGTAAATGTTGCAATCTCTGCGAGTAATATGCCAATACTTGTAAGACCTTTTCCAATCTCACTCCACTGCATAGAACCAAAATCTTTGCAAGTGGATGCTAATACTTTTATAGCAGCTGATAGCACAAGAATTCCCGTTGCTGTTGATACTGCTTTTCCACTAAATTTAGCCGTATTCAAGAATAAAGCTATTTCTGCCATTAGGACACCTACTCCAGTAAGTCCCTTGCCAAGTTCTCCCCAACTAAGTTGCGATATATCTTTGCAAGCGGATGCTAATATCTTAACAGCTGTTGCCAGGAATATAAGATTAAACGCCCCTTTTGCAATTGTCTTTTCATCTTTTGAAATAACTTTTGCAACTCCTGCCAATACGCCAGAAATTACTGTAATACCGGTAATCCCTTTAGCTATCTCATTCCAACTCAAAGATGCAATCTTTTTCAATGCTGATGCAAGAATTAGCACCGAAACTGATAATCCCAACATAATTGTAACTGTCTTTATTGCTTTCTTAAGATCGCCGCTTATCTTTGTAAAGATAGCCATAGATGCCATAAGTTCTGCAAATAATCCTGTTAATGCGGTAATAGCTGATGCTAATTTTGCAGAGTCAATAAGTGAAAGCACAACAATCGCACCAGTAAGAATTGCGATTGCACTGGCAATCTTAATCAAAGTTCCCGCTTTTAATTGTGTCTGATATGCTTCAAAGCAACCTCTAACACTGTCAAGAATCCCCTTGATTTGGTCTGTTAGTTTCGTAACATCACTCACAGCATCTGTTATTCCTTTAAGGAATTTATTGATTCCAACCGCAATTCCAGCTAATGAAATTCCGCTGAGAACATCGAACACACTTGAGAAATTGATATCGCTAATGTCTTCTACAAATCCACTTGCAAGAGTCTTCATTGCTTTTGCAATACCAGTTCCAATAGTCTTTACCCCATCCCATAATGCCTGGAGTACTTGTAAAAACTTAGAATTTTCAAGTGCCTTACCCATTGCACCGATTGCAATTTCAACACCGCTTCGCATTCCGTCAGCAGCTTCTCCAACTTCTGACATTCTTGTATGTACTCTTTCTAGAACAGAATGAATAACTGCAAATCCACCAGTATCATACTTTTGCTTTATAGCATTTGCGAATCTTGTGACCGCATCAACCGCCTTATCAATTAAATCTGTTGCTACTGCCACACCTGTTTTTATACATTTAATCACTGTCTGTATAGCGATATTAAATATATCTGTTTTCTTGATAGTTTCATCAAGTTTTACAAGCCAATCTCCGAAACGAGCTGTTACAGATAAAATAGAACCAGCTAAATCACCCGTCCCTCCTAATAGAGAGCCTACTCCTTTTGCAACTGCTACGAATGCCTGCTTAACGATGTCAATTACTGCAAACAAACCCTTGAATGTTCTTTTCAAATTTTCCGAATTCGTATCGCTGAGTTTCAAATGTGCTGTCAAATTTTTTAACGCATCTGTAATATTGTATAATTGTTGCGCAGTCATTGGCGGGAAGATTTCGCGGAATGCTTCTTTCACAGGCTTAATAATACTAAGCACACCCTCAAAAGCATTTCTTGCTGCTTCTATAAGCGCTGTTCTTCCTCCCAAGTCTTTCCAACCCTGTAACATACTATTTCTAGCATCTGCTGATGAATTTATAATTGCACTGAAGGTATTACTCATCTCTGTGAGTAATTCTTTTGCTTCATCGAAGTTACCAACGATAATTTCCCAGCTCTGAGTCCATCCAGACTGTGCTGCTTCTTTCAATGTGTCAAATAACTGAGAAAATGTCTTTACCTTTGTAGCGGCATCATTGGCAGTCTGCCCCATTTTGATTATTGACGCTATCTGCTCTTCTGAGTAACCCATAGTTCTGAGCTGTTCCTCATTCAAGTCACCTGTAAACTTAGATAATGTCTCCGTCAAAATGTCAGATGTCAACCAGCCTTTCTGTAAAGTTTCTCTGAACGACCCTTCATCTTTAATCATGTCATCAATAGCTATTCCATGCACTCTTGCTGTTTCTTTTAAAGCATCCTGGAATACCTGACCACCCATACCAGCATTTACGACTGAGTTCCAATCCTGTAATTTTACTGTTCCTGCCGCTAATGCCTGTGATAACTGATACATTGCTGTACTTGCCTGCTGTGAATTTGATCCTGATACAGCGGCAAGGTTGGCAATACCTTTAATTGCAGAAACAGAGGTATCCAAATCAACACCCGCCGCTGTAAAGGTACCAATATTACGTGTCATTTCCGTAAAATTATAAATGGTCTTATCTGAATAACGATTTAACTCATCTAATGCATTATTAACCTGGTCAAGGGTTGTACCCTTTGATGAAGTATTGGCTAAGATTGTCTGAACTGCATTAATCTGCGTTTCATATTCTTGAAATCCTGTTTTGATTGGATCGATAGTTAGTGCCGATACAATACTTTTACCTGCATTTACTGCCGAATTTGTAATATTTGCCAATGCCGTAATAGCCATAACCTCTAATGCTGAGAATTTAGCATTAACGGTTTCAACAGCATTTGATAATCCAGAAAGATTTATCTTACCAGAGGCTTTTTCAACACTTTCAAGTCCTTTTGTTGCTCCATCCATATTCAAGCTCTTTTTAAGTTTGTCTATAGAAGATAAGCTTGTCTGAATATTATTTTCAAACTGCTTATTGTCAAATCGCATTTCAACGACTCTTTGATCAACAGTTGTACTCATAGACTTGTAACCTCCTTCCACGCCGACTTGACAATTTCGTCAAAAATAGGCTGAATAGCAGGATTGATATAATCTCGACCCTGTACCCAGCCTCCGTTACGAGTTCCATGTCCATACTGCAAGATAATTGCAATTGGAACTCCATTTTGAATATTTGTATTATAAAATCTAATAGATACTGAACCCTTCTCCTGCTTGATTTCGTAATTCCACGAATTTGCAGTTTTTCCAGTATTTCTCGGCGTAGCAGACGCAAGGGCTGCCACACCTTGACGACCATACTTATCAAGGTCGCCTATTTGTGCTACTTCTTTCACTCTTTCCAGATATCTGGTAAGCTTGCGGAAGTCGCCCTTTTGTCTGAAACTAATCATATATATTTACCCCTACTTAACTCTAATCTTCGTACCTGCATAAATCAGATTCGGATTGCCAATGCCATTAAGACGTACAAGATTGTCAACCGTAGTACCATTAGCAGCGGCGATTTTTGATAACACATCACCAGACTGAATTGTGTAGTATTTCTTTTCTGCTTCACCATTTACAATTCCCTGTACCTCCGAATAACGGTCTCCTAAAACAGCTTTTCTTGTATTTCCATTACCGTATTTTCCAGAAAGAACTTCATTTGCCAAATCATTAGCAGAAGCTTCATAAATATGGTTAATGAAACTCTGTACTTCATCGTATCGTGTTCCAAGATTAGCTCTTCTGTCATCTCCATCTCCAAATTCGCCGCTCATAGTTCTTTCAACTAATTCAAGAGTAGAACCATCTGGAGTATTAACTACCGGCTGAGGTGTTGGCTCTGGTGATACACTCTCTCCGTTTACAGCGGAATATGCTTTCCAAACACCGGCATCTCCGTAAAACTTATCAAGATCAAGGTCTCCATTATATCCACTAATCCTACCTACTGAGCTGTACTGTCTAATGACACAATCGTAAGCTCCCTCATTCCAAGGAATCTCCTGGTATCCAGTTGGTGTATAATTCGGATACTGTGCAATCCATAATCCGTAATCGCCAATGCCATTGATTCTTTCCATTGCACTCTTCTGAATATAGACGAGTGGTTTTACGCCGGTCTTAGAGAATACATAATCACAGAATCCTTTGCACCAATTAAAATCATCCTTGCCAAACGTTGGGTTATCCTGTCCTTCCCAATCAAGGCAAAAGATAGCTTCACCAACACAATTTCTAACAACATCAAGGAAATGATTTGCTTCTGCAATATAATCTCCCCCCTCTGCATAGTGGTAACACCCAAGAAGCTTTCCATTTTCTTTTGCCTGCTGATACTGTCTAACAAAATCTTTGCTGACAAATCCAGTACCCTGAGTAGCTTTCATAATTACAAAATCAGCGGCAACAGCAGATAAATCAATACCTTCCTGCCAACCGCTGATATCAATACCATTAAGTCCCATAGTATTTCCTCCTATCCTTTTGAATGAAATCTCTTTCTATTTGCAGCATTTATTGCAGCGTGCTGACGATATAGTTCCTGCTGACTCATTTTCTTTTTAGGTTGATTCTTCTCGTTGAATACCCTTATCAAAGTAAGCAATCTATTCAAATGCCATTTCTGACATTCCATAGGAATATTGAAACTAATCATCCAGTAATAAATAAGTTCCGCTGTAATCTGCTCTCGATTTGTTGTTACTTTCTTTTTTGTTTCAGTGAACCAAGTAGCAGTCATTGGTAACGCAATATACCTGTTCACTTCTTCTATGTTTGCTATTGTTAAATAGTTGTAGCAATCATCTGGTACATTTTGTGTAATGGTCATACATCGCACATAGTCGATAATCTCTGCGGTGGTTTTCTCTTTCTTGTTTATAAAAGGCTTATTCCACTTAGCTTCCCATTTAGCAACTGAAACCAGAGAATGCTCTAACTGTAATTTTCGTTCCTTTGTATGGATGAACTGTTCATTCTTTTCATCCCATAATTCAACTGAAGGTATTACGATATTAAGCATCTGTACACCTCCCAAATGAATTTACTGTGCCGTTCCCGAAACAACTGTTAAATTCTTATTCTCTGCTGCTGACTGTGCTACATCATCCTTAATCTGAGGAATGATTGCATTGATAAAATCAGAAGCAGCATTAACATCTCCAGATAAGAATAATCTCTGAAACAGCACGTCATATGCCGGTGATTCTGTGAATGCTTTGCTGATTTCTTCTCCTTTTTCAAGCCTTCTTCCATCTGCCGACTTGATGCCGTATGCGGATAAGATAATCTTCTTGAATGAAGCCATAATTTCCGGAACATTCTTGGCATTTACAATTCCCATAAGATACTCAGCAAGACCACCAGGCATACTTACTTCTAACTCCGTAATCTCTGTTTTGCTGAGATTAAAATAGTGGTCTTCTGTTCTTTCTGTCCCGTTGAAGTCAACGTAAGTAATAGTTTCTTTATGCATTTTGAATTTCTCCTTTCAAATAAAAAGCGACGCCAGCCGAACTGAATACGTCGCATAGACTGAATATTTAATTAACCTTCTGTTGTCATCATGGAAATGATTTCATCAGGCATTGGAAGCCTTGGCTCTGTAGATCCAGAACTATCTGTTCCATAAAGAATACCTTCCAGCTTCTGAAGCTTTGTAGCATCTACCTTTGTTGAATCGAATGTCATTGTTGCTGTTGCTTTAAGCTTCTTGCCCTTAACAGCCGCAGTAACTTTAACAGGTGTTGCGCTATATTCCCAAGACATAGCCAATGGCTCTGGACTCTCATTTACAGATGAATTTTGTTTCTCTGATGGAGAAGCAAGACAACCCCATACTAAGTGAAGCTTATAGCCATGGTCATTTGACTCTGTATCGTTTCCGAGAATAGTCTTATATGCAAGACCGAACTTCTTACGGTTCTGCTGACCTGTATATACTCCCGGCGCAACCTCTACAGAACCATCACATTCTGCAAATTCATCCGGAGCCATGTATGCTTCGATAGTTCCTCCAGCTGTTTCAGCAGACATAAGATTGAGATACTCGATGTTATCTGCATAAATCTTATTTGACTCTGCTCCTCCAGGACTGTCTGTAATAGAACTTACACCATTCCAAGCAACGCCCTTTGTGTAGCCATTTGTCTGAAATGGGTAAAGAGCGACTTCACTGACACCGGTTTCAAATAATCGCTCACCTTCATTATCCCATGTAAGTTTTGACATGTTGATTTCCTCCTAATAATAAATTTCATATACTGTATGATTCAAATTATCCTTGGTATAGGCTGTATTGAACCTGCACATTGATAACTCAGATACTTTGTCTACTATGTCGCTATCCGGATTACTGTCTATAACTGTCACTGAATAACGATTTGAAGACAAATAAACCCTGTCATCGGCGTGCCTATTATCTTTTCCATTAAGGGCATACACAATGGCAGGGTATTTCATACTAACAGATGCTGGCGGCTGAAAATAAGCTCGACATTCTTTTCCTCTCTCTGGGCAATCTAATATGCCGCAAAGAATACTATGCAGTTTAAGTCGTCTGCTCATTGTAAACACCTCCAACTGTCAGAATTAATCGTGGATACTGAACTTCTACGCTCGTAATTTTCCACTTAGCTCCCATAAATACGATATATCGCATATTCTGGAAATTCTCATAAGCAAATGGATCAGCAATAATACTAAACTCATTTGAAATATTGAGATTGTCATTAAGTGATGTTCCAGTTTCGTGCTGAGCCTTACTCCTATTAACATCACCATAATGGTTATGCTCTACAATATTGTCCATCCATACCCCGGGAGCTGTTTCTTCTGATATGGAATAACCAATTGTTCCAAAAAATTTACTCATTTTGAAATTTCCTTTCTACGATCTAGCTTAGCCTGCTAAACCGCCAGTCTGCTGACCCTTAGTATCTGTTACATCTTCTTCAATAACAATTGCAGAGTAGACTCTTGTAAGAGCTCCAGAGCAGCGTGTCTCAAGAAGCGATTTCTCCTGGTTAAAGTCGATATCAAACTGTGTAAAGTGTGTAATCTCTCCGCCCTTTGTTGCTCCAAGAGAGTAATCCTGAAGATTTACGATAATACCAATAAGCTTCTTTATCTTATTATCAGAAGTCTTTCTGGTCTTATTAGCAAACTGCTCAGCTGTATAGATACCACCAACATTTAATGCTGTAGCGAGCTCAGCCTTAGAAGAGTAAATTCTTCTACCATTCATATCCCTTGCAAGGAGCATCACGTTTGTCATATGAGGTGTGCAATATAAGTCCGGTGTGCCAGTTCCCTTATAATTCTCTCTTGCATAAAGTATTGTTTGTACCATTGCCTCAGCGTACACATAGTTATCACCAAAGTTTGCCCCGGTATTTGTTCCCTGAAGTTCAGCCTTCATAGCCGTAATATCAAGGTCTACGTGAATTGTGTAAAGATCGTCATCAAGCCAGATTGGTCTGATATGCTCTGGGAAGATTTTATCCTCTGCACCATCATCACGACCGTCACCAATCATAATTGCCTTAGCAAGCTCCTCATTAAGGTTCATACGATCGATGCTGTACAGATATGCAACATAGTCGAAATCGGTGATATCAACAATATCATCTCTGTTGAGTGCATTCTTTACATAAATTGTCTGAGGGTCTGTTGTTCTTCTTACGAGATTGAAGTTTCCTGCTAACTTCTTCTGCTTTCCTTTCTGGTAGCCATTAGCTTTAAGAGTGTCAATATTTCTGATATCAGCCTGTGTTGTTCTGATTCTTGACATAGGTGACTTATGTACCTTAGAAATAACAGTGCTAATCCAACCCTGATCATTAGTAATAAGTTCCGGTGCACCAGGTCTTACCTCTGCATACTCTGGGAAAAGCTTAGAAAGATCTCCTGTTGCAACACCACTGCTAGTTGCATCATGCTGAAGTGCATTCTCCTCTGCATACATCTGTAATGCATTCTTAAAAGTACCAACAGTTCTCATCTTTGCTGTCTCAAGGATAGCCACCTGGTCAGCATGAGAAAGTGTGTTATCCTGTGCCTGTGCACCATTCTCAAATACGTTATGTTTCATCTCTTCTTTTCCTCCTTCATTATTATCTGAGTCGTCATTGTTGTTTTCTGGGTCTTCTCCAGTCATTGCGCCAATCATGGCATATACAGCTGTCTGCTGCTTTTCAGTAAGAGTTGCTAACACGTCTTCAACGGTCTCATCATCTTCTGACTTTTCTTTTTTCTTATCTTCGTCATCCGGTTTGTCATCAGAGTGCATAAATACTGTTACACCCTCATCATAGCAAGCAATAATTCCAGAACCATCTTCTCCATGAGCAATTACGTCATCAATAAAAGCTCCTGGATTAGCTCCAGCAAGTACAAGACTAACCTCTCTGATTAATCCGTGAATTACGTCAGAGCCTTTCTGCATCAGCTGATTTGCAAAGATTGAAAGCGACTTTACATCGCCATGCTGTACAAGCTCTTTTGCTGTCTTGCCATTATCCGTGTCATTAAATTCACAATACGCATATACGCCATCTTTACGATTTTCAAGATGTGCTAATCCAAGTACATCATTAACATCATCGTGATTATGATTCCATACTAATGGCACGGTCTGTCCATTCTGTGCTTTAAAAGCATCTTTTTTGATCACACGACCATCACTACAAGTAAGATCGTTTCGTGTGGCATAGCCACCAAAATCATACTTCATTTTGAATTTCTCCTCCTATATCTTGATTTTCATCATCTGTCTGAGTTGCGATTCCAGAGTCAGATTGTGATATGTTACTATTTCTCAATTCGTCTGCCTTAGGGTCATCAGATGGTTTCCATCCAATTACCTGACGTATTTCATTAGATGATGCTACTTCATTTCTCGTAAACTTATCCGTTATCTCAGCGATTTCACTTATCGGTACAAGTTTGAATGGGTCTCTAAAGAACTTAATTGACTTATTCTTTGTGCGAGCTGTCTTTGTAAGGAACTTACGTTTCATTTCGTCAACAATCGCCGACAAAATTGGTTCTATTGTCCTATTGTAGTAGTTAAGCATTGTCTTCTCGTCTGCTGTTCCATCTAATATGCTCTGAGCGATACCTAACTGGCTATATAGCATACTCGTCAAATATTCAATCTGCTTCATCAGATTATTCTCAACTGAACGATTTAACTGTGTAACATGCTCCGTTCCATCAATATACGCAATTCCATACTTTGAGCCGGATAACTGTTCTTCTATATCTTTCCTTCGAAGTTCAGCCTGCTTTCTTCTTGCATCAGATTTGATAACATATGGCAACTGGATAATTAAATCTAATTTTCCAGAACTGCTCTGTTCATCAACAGCATCCAAAAGATTCAATTTTCGAACCAATCTCTGCATTGTAGAATTCGGTTCATTAATAACGGCATAAAGCGGGTTTTCAATAATTGCTACGCTTCTCTTTGGCATAGTAATATTTTGCTTTATACCTGTCTGTTCGTTATATACCTCCAGCTTTACATGCTGCGGATACCAATCAACCACTTTTCCTACTCGCATTGACGTTATATCAAATCCGTTAGATATATCTGGATCGATTGTAGTGTCAACAGGTACTATCGCTACAACACCTTCATCCATCATTGACATAACTACATCCTGTATGAATGCTCTTCCTGTCTGGTCAAGATTTGCCTCTAATGATAGGCAATCATTAAGTCCAGATTTTATAACATTTAAAAACCGCCCTTCATCATCCAACTGAACATGCTGAATGTTAATGGCGGCTACATCTAAAGCTATTCGATTGTAAACAGAGGTAACGATAGAACGCTCATTTCCTCTTGTGAGTCTAAATCTGTCTGGTCGATATGCATATCCTCCACCTATACCATACTGATAATTGGCGGTGGGGGCTCGATTCAGAAACGCATTCCAGGCGTGTTTCAGTCTGGAGCCAACTGTTAATTCCATTTTGAATTTTTCCTCCTTATTCAAACATATCTCGATTGAGCTTATATGCAACATAGGCATCCATCATAGCTGCTACTGCATCGATTTTCTGATCATATCGTTTTTTCAACAATTTACGATTTCCGTTAGTATCCTCTAAAGTAATACAGTTTCCCATCGTAAATGTCATAAGCTCTTCATCGAACAGAAGCATCCTATCTTCTGATAATTTCTTTAATTCTCCAAGTGGAACTGATTCTGTCTTAGCTCCCTGGATTACTTTTTCTACACCAAATACACCATTTTCCTGTGTCCAACGTTCTACGAAATCTTTTGCGTTATATGGGTCGTACCCAAAACACCTTACATCGTAACCACTTTCAATAATGTAGTTATCCAAATCTTCATATACATCCATCATATCCAGAACAGTTCCTTCCATAACAATAAGACTGCCTTCTTTAATAAACTCTTCATACTTCAATCTCATTGCAGGCTGTAATTTCATTAATGTTCTCTGCGTTATGTAATTTCGTGTCTTTACACCAAATGCGCCATTAGATAATGGAAACAGAAACGTAAATGCACAGAAATCATCTCCCTGTGATAGATCTCCACCTAAAGAGCATGGCAACTGCCAAAAATCTCTTTTTCGATGTGGCAGAGTTTCTTCATATGTGAAGTAATACGTATAACCTTCCATCGGCAGACCAAATCGTTTTGCAAGTATATCATTTCTTGCTGCTGGGGCTTTCTCTGCTCTTTCAACATCAAGCTGATATGTTTCATAACTGACTGTCTTTCCTAAGTTTGGATTGGCCTTCAACCACATATCTGGATTTGAAACTTCTTCGACAGAATCAAGTTTGTACCACCAGATAGAAACATGAGGGTTAATATATTCGCCTTTTAGGATGTCCTGCAATTCCATTTTGATTGTATCACCAGCTCCGTTACGGACTGTACCTTCAGAGCTAATAGCAACAATCAAATAATCGTCTACCTTTGACGCACCCTGCTCAATAGCACCGATTACGTCTTCTCTGATATCTCCAGATAACCATTCATCAACAGTTGCAACCTTGAGCTGCAATCCCTGTAACTTATCTATCCTCATCGGACGAATTTCCAATAACGAACCGGTAAGAAAATTTTCTATTCCTTTCTTGGTCGATGCCAATTTAACTCTATTGGCTTTTGAACCGCTGGTATTCATTATCGAACCATCTGTAAGGAATTTATAATATGGTCCTCTCGAACGAGTAATGGCTGTACGAATAGGTGACAGGACTTCTTCTGCTTGTTTCATTGTTGGTGCAGTTGTAATCTGGTGTGTTGTCGTGATATCGACATTAAGAAAATAGTTCTGTAAACAAGAACCATACATAGATTTTGCGGCACCTCGTGCTACTATGAGGTACTGCTTGTTAATAAGCCTCTTTCTGATATGCTTTTTAACATAATGCCCGCCATGACCATCTTCTGACGGTTCATAGACACTTCTTTCAACGAAATAATACCAACCAAAAATTTGTTCAGACCATACTTTAAATGAATCAAGAAGATTCAGATCCGAACCATCGGTAAGTGTTAATTCATTTTCGCAGTATAAGATAAATCCTTCAACTGCTTTATCGTCATAATATACTCCAGGATTTGCAATAAGGTCATCAATACGGTTCATCTCCATAGAGATTTCCTTATTTACTGGTATCTCACCTCGAATAACGGCATCACGAAACATGCCGTAATATTTCGGGACGGCTGTGTTTGATAATGCCATGTTGTGTTTTCCTTTCGATTAATTAATCATCGTCATCTTTATCGTCAGGTGACACTTTCCAGAATTTTCCGATTTTTTTATTATCATTTGCCTGGAATATTTTTGCACTTTCTTCCTTTCCTACCGCTGAATCAAGAGCCTTTTTGGTCTGGTTTAGGATAATGCCAGCAACAACTACTTTTGCAGCTTTCTTAGGTGCTTCTTTAGTTGCTTCTTCTACTCCATCCTTAGCACCTTTCACAGCATTCTTAACATATTCCCTGCCCTTATCAGCTACTTTCTGACTAAGATCTTTCATCTTCACTCCTTTAAACTTTGACATTGCCTGTCCAATTTTTTCAGGATTCTTATGAACATAATATGCTGCCGCTACAATTGTTGCTGTACTTACTGCCGCTACGTCAATCTTTTTCTTTGTATTAGATGATGTGGCTTTCTTTTCTCCGCTACCGTCAGACTGTCTTTTTCTTCCAGCAGAAGTTAAGGAACCATCTTTGCTCTGATAGCGACGCACTCCCCATCTCATCCCCTTAATACCATGGTGTTTAATTTCATTATTCATTTTGATTGTTCACCTCCTGGTTTTCAGCCATTGTTTTTAATCTCCACTCATATTCGTTTACTTGGGTTTTGTAACATTCTAATACAGCAGAGCTCATCGGTGGATCGAATAGCAATCGAACTTTTAATACCATATAGGATTTTACAAGCTGATAAATTCCACTATCCTGTATAAAATCTGTCCATACAGGAGTTTTATCTTCAATCATAAATCCATTGCCAGGACCTACCCCAATCTGCGTCAAAATTGTGAATACAGAATTAATATGTGTAATAATGTCTAAATCAAATGCGTCATACTCTTCTGACAAACCTAACATTTTTTTCACAGATGTTAATATACTGTCATTCATTCTCTCTGCTGCCATATAATCACTCCTTTTCAGGTCGAGTAACCTGAATGAACTCAGCCATACAATAGCCATCTCCTACTTCTGTATGAACAGCATAGAAGCCATCAATAACTTCATCATTTACAAGTTCTACCATTGTACCAACAGGAATTGTCGCTACAACATCCGATTCTTTGTTTGGTTCTTTTCGTATTCTCAGATGTCCACAACTTTCAACAATACCAAGAATTTTAACATCCTCATTCTTTGTATTGGTATCTGCTGCATCTACTGATGACTTGGTAACAGATACTGTCTGCACTGACTGATTTTCTTTTCTTTCCTCACTCATAAGTAACCTCCTTCTAATGTCTCCATGGACACATATCATTTTTTCTTCTCTCTACAGGCACATGTGGCAATAAGCTCGAATCACCATAATGTATAGCATTGTGAGTATTCAATACCGTTGATATCAGATACTCAGGATTAAGAAGATCATCATTTCTATTAATAATGTCTTCTGGTGTAATTGGGTTCATATGATGGATAATAATATTTCCTTGAATTTCATATCCATCACATGCCAAATCGCAGCCTTTATCTCTGACAATGATTTCATTTCTAAGCCTTTTCCACTCTTTTGAGTTATAAAAAATTTGATTCAAATATCTGTCAAATCCAAATGTCTCTATTCCAACAGAACCATCTAATTTCAAATATTCAAATCTTTCTTGAAATGTCGGTAAACGTGTAAGCTCTGTATATGTTTTAATCGTCCCACTCATATTCATCGCTCTCCGTTTGTATATCTTGTCCACTATATCCTCTGAAAGCGTCAAGAGCATTTTTGTACAATTCCTCTGCCTGCTCTGAAGATTGAATACTTTTTGTTTTAGCATCTATTAAAGCTAAATCTTTCTCTGCTCTTTTTATTTCAAGCTCTGCCTGTTTTGTTCCGAGCTTTAAATAATGAACAATTATCTGCGATGGCGCCTTACCAGACCTCATTAAATCCTCAGCACAATCAGTTGCAAGAGAAATCATCTGTTTCTGTCTTGCTTCTGGTGTGATTGCTGGTCGCATTCGCTGACTGGCAGTATCAGAAGATGAGTCTGGCTTAACTTTCCTCATAGTTACCGCCTCCTTTTAAGTAATTTCTGCACACTTTATATAAAGTTTCAGCAGGGTTTTAAAGAGTTTACAGAGACTATTACTACACTCTTGTATATGAAAGGAGACAACCTTTAAAGATGAGCCAGCCACCGCTCAGTAATAATCCTATAAACTCTTTAAAACCCTGCTGATATGTCAGAACATTTTTCAAAAATTTCCCTCTGGGGGAAAAATAAAGACCGCCGCGATATGAGTGGGGGTATGTTTTTTAGACCCCCCCCCTATACCCTTAGACAGTCTGCGTGATTTTTAGTGTTTTCTTCACTTTCTTGTATATGTTTCTAAAATCATATTTGATGATTTCGTCTATCGCTCTTTCGATCTCTTTGTCATTCTCTTCATCCGATAGCTCATCCGATGTCCTTGCAATGCGACCAAGATACGATGTCGAGTGATAGCCTTTCTCCTCGTCATATAGCATCCATTCGGTGAACTGGTCGAACGGATCATAAGGGTTGTCAATTGTAGTCAATGCACACTTAGTTACATCCATTCTCTATGTTCACTCCTTTCCATTCAGATACTTAGATACAGTTGAAGTAGATACCCCTAAAGCTTCTGCTATTTCAGATGTACTGTAGCCAGATGCAGATAGAGCTGAAATTCTACCCTGTTTAGCTGTACTGAGTGATGTTGTGGCACGAGGAGTAGCCTTTTGTCTGACAACATCAATGTTAGTATTGTTTAGTATCTGTGTTAGCTTGTTCTCGCTGATAGCACCAGCCTGTATAGCCTCCCATTCCTTATCAGTTATATCTATAGAAGTTCTCTTAGCTCCTACAGAATTGCGGGCTTTCGATAGAGCCTGCTGACTCGCCTTCTTAATTTCAGCCTTTGTCATATCTGGGTTGTCTCTTTTCTTAGATTGAACCTCTGCATTGGCAATAGTCTGGGCTTGTCTTTCACGAGGGGCGTTCATTAAAGCAACATTTAATTTTCCCATAAGGGAGTCTACTTCAGACTGATAGGTTGCTTTTGCAGAAGCAGAATAGGCAATCTTTCCAGTATTAACCATTTCTCTTCTTGCTTGATTTGCTAAAGACTTCATAGAATTTGCATATTTTGCATATGCTTCTTCTTGTGGGGTGCCGGATGATAATTCTCTTGCATCCTTAACTTCAGCCATCTTTGTACTCTTCTGAGTACGAATTTTTATTTTTCCATCTTTGTCAGTGTATGTCTCTTTAACTTCTTTGTAACTTAGAGAACCATCTTCATTGATAGTAGGGCTTCCTTTTCTCTTTAATACAGAAGTTTCAGATTTTGCTCTTGAGATAAGAGTAGACGCGCCTTCATGATAGTGACCATTTAAATCTGTTGTGCCTTGGTATTTCTTCTTCAAAGTTGCAATGTCGTTATCAATTTCACTCTGCTTATAGTCAAGCTTGTGCTTTTGAGCGTCAATAACAACCATACTATGACGAACAGCTTTTGCTAATTCTGGTTCAGTAGCACCCTTCAAAGTCATATCTGTAATAAGGTTAGAAATCTTACCCATTTCAGTCTGAGTATTTGTCATCCTTTGGTATGTTCTACCATTTCTGGTGTAGTATTCTTTTCCTTTAGAATCTACTTTTACAGGTTTACTAGAATCTGGACCATATGCATCCTTTGTATCAAAATCCTCTAATCCTTTTAAAGAATGTGTAGAAGTAATTTTTACTTTGCTCTTTGAAGAATTACAAGGTATTACCATTACGGTATCACCATCAAAGTCAGCTCCGGACAATCTATCGGCATTCTTTTTATTAATACCAATGGCATCAGCCGGAGTATTACCAAGAACACTCTTTCCTTCAGCTAACTTATTATTTACTTTCAAAATTGGTATCTCGAAAGTTCCTCCATGAGGATAACGAATTAAGGCAACTGTTTCACCATCTTTATAGTTTGGTGCATAAACCTCATTATCTTTAATGGTTGTCAATGGAAGTATTACCTGATATTTCTGTCTTGGTAATGCCGCAGCCTGCAAATGTACAGCAGCTGAATCACAA